TATACAGTACCAAGTTCCACCACCACAGTTGTAATAGGTTTATTACTTTGTAATATCCACACAACAGCAGTTACAGTTGATGTTCAGCTAGTTTCAGATACAAGCGATACAGAAACAAATGAAACAGTTTTATTAGCAAAAGATATAAGCATACCAAGTGGCTCAACATTAGAACTGCTCTCTGGAGGAAAGGTAGTTTTACAAACCACAGATATTTTAAAAATTGATTGTAGTGTAGCTTCAAAAATTGATGCTACATTAAGTATATTAGAAATTACATAGGTGATGATATGCCATATTTAGGAGCAAAACCAACACCAGTACCATTAACATCATCAGATATTACAGATGGTATTATAAGCACTGCTAAGATTGCAGATGATGCAGTTACTGGTGCAAAGATTGAGAACAATCCAACAATAGCTGGAAATCTTGCAGTATCTGGTACAACAACTTTATCAAGTACATTAGGTGTTACTGGGGTAACTACTTTATCAGATAGTATAGTTTTTGGTGCATCTGCTAAAGGTGTGCATCTTGGTGTAACTTCTGTAACTTCAACTAATCTTCTTGATGACTATGAACAAGGTTCGCATACTATAACTTTTACAAACGTAAGTCTTACACCAAGTGGGGCTGGTGCTTCATATACTAAAATTGGGAATACTGTACTTTATGTAGGTTCATTTACTTTTCCATCATCAAGTGATACAAATCCTATAAATATATCATTACCTTTTTCGAGTTCAAGTCTAAATTCTTTAGGTCAAACTTTTACTAATGGTAGAACCGATAAAGTTTTATTTACTGGTGGTGGGGGTACAAACTACATGAGAATTTATCCAGATAATAGTTTTGCCACAAATTCATATGCTGATTTTTCTGGAGTAGCAATATATTTTTCAATATCATATTTAGCATAAAGATAATCTTATTTGATAAAGGAGATGAAAATGGCATTAACAGAAGAAACAGTGCAAGATAAGATTGAAATAGTTGGAGAATACAAAATTATTCAAGTTAGAAATGCTACAGTTATCAAGAAAGATGGGAAAGAAATAAGTAGAAGTTTTCATAGGCATATAGTAGTACCTAATGCAGATATAAGTGGTGAAAGTGCAGAAGTAAAAGCAATATGTAATGCAGTTCATACAGATAAAATTAAAACTGCTTATAAAAAACATATAGAATCACAAGAGGCATAAATGGCATATATAGGCAAAGAACCACAAGTAGGAAATTATGTAAAACTAGATGCTATAACGACCTCAAGCACTAACACATATAATCTAACACAAGACTCAGTAGCATTTGTTCCAGAGTCAGCTTTACATATGTTAGTTTCTTTAAATGGTGTTATACAATCACCACTAAGTTCATTTAGTGTTTCTGGCTCAACAATTACATTTTTACCTTCAAGTGGCACTTTATCCTCAAGCGATACAATAGATTTTATTTTGGTTTTAGGAAATACTTTAGATATTGGAACACCAAGCGATAGCACAGTAACAAATGCCAAGACAAACTTTGTATCAACATCATCAACTGCTGGGTTACAGATAAAAGGTGATAACACAACTGCTGGAACTTTACAGCTTAACTGTGAACAAAATAGTCATGGAATTAAACTACGATCTCCAGCACATTCAGCAAGTCAATCATATACATTAACATTTCCAACTACTGCACCAGTAGCAGATAAAATTTTAGCAACTGATGGTTCTGGTAATTTATCTTTTACTAATTCTATATTTGAAGCAGACCAATTTAGACTCACTGCTAATACTACACTCGGTGTTAATGCAGATATTACATCTAATTTAGAAAGAAATGATAATGCTAATTTTTCTAAAATTGGAACTGGTATGACGGAAAGTAGTGGTATTTTTACATTTCCATCAACTGGATTATATCTTGTTATTGCAAACCCTATGATAAGGTCAAATAATGATACAAATAGTTATGTTATAATAAATGTCTCAACAGATAGTGGGGCTAATTTTACGCAAATTGTGTATATAAATGGTGGCATGGGTCTTTCTGGTGAAGCAATAAGTAGTGTGTATGGAAGCACTTTTATCAACGTAACAAATACTAGTACATTTCAAGTTAAATTTACAACAGGAAGTTTTGGAGGTAGTACACGATTAGAAGGTAATACAGGTGTAAATTATACATCATTTACTTTTATTAAATTAGGAGCAAGTCAGTAATGGAAAAAGATTATTTGCAAGAAGCATTAGGTACATTTAATACTGATAAAAGCCAGTGGTATGGTTGGAAGAAAGACTTTACTGGTGATAAAAGAATGTCTTATGAAAATATTATTCTAAATGACAAAACAGCAACCATGCCAACAAAAGCAAAAGTAGATGCAAAGATAAAAGAATTAAAAGAACAAGAAACTGCAAAAGCAAATGCTAAAATATCTGGTAAGAAAAAACTTAAAGATTTAGGTTTAGATGATGATGAAATTTCTGCATTGATTGGAGAGTAATTTATGCCTTTAGTAAAAGTACAAAGTAGAGGAACAGAAAACGTAGGAAGTGCTACTAAAAATGTTTTAATAAATGGTGGTTTTACAGTGAGTCAAAGAAATGGCACAACATTAACTGCAACTGCTAATAATACTTATTTTTTAGATAGATGGAAATTATACTTAAATGGCAGTTGTGCAGTAAGTACCCAACAAATGTTATCAGCAGACAGTAATGTAACTGCATTAAATACAGCAACTGGTGAAACTTTTAATAATGTGCTTTCTATTGATTGCACAACTTCAGCATCATTAGGCTCAACAGATTTGTTGGGGATTATACAAATGATTGAAGGCAACAATTCAGTTCCATTATCAGGACAAAGTTGCACACTTAGTTTTCATGTTAAATCAAATGTAACTGGACAATATTATGTTGCTTTTAAAATCTCTGGTTCTGGAGAACGAAGTTATCTTGTAGGTTATACTATAAGTTCAGCGAACACATGGGAAAAGAAAACAATTACATTTGTAAACGACACACTGACTAATTTAAATTCTAATGCAAGTGTTACAACAAGTTCAGGTTTGCAAGTTTATTTTGGTTTGAGATTAGGCACTTCTGGTCAAATGTCGAATACATTAAATGCTTGGCAAAGTGGAAATTATTATGGAAAATCAGATCAAGTTACTTGGGGAACGAGTACATCAGATAGCTTTTATATGGGTGGAGTTCAATTAGAAATTGGTTCACAAGCATCTGATTTTCAGCACCGATCATTTGGAGAGGAACTAAAACTTTGCCATAGATATTATCAACAATTTGCTTATGACACACATGGATTTAATGTTGCAAACGGAGGAGCTAATAGTGCTAGTCAAAGCACTCATGTATATACTTATTATGGGGGTGAAATGAGAGTTGCACCATCTGTTAGCACGCCATCTGTTTCTGGTGGATATAGATTTCTTGGAGCTGACCAAGATAATTCCCATAGCACTATTCCAAATATTGATAATGCAGGTAAAGCAAGTATACAGTTTGGAAATAATCAAAACACTATTACCAAAGGTCATCATTTTAGATTACTTTTAGCTCAATCTGGTGCAATGATTAAATTTGATGCAGAATTATAGAGGTTAAAATGAATATTACATCAGCACAATATCAAAGTGGCAATGTTTCTATAAAGGCAACAATAGACAGTGAAGTATGGGTAGTACCAGTCGAACCTGACAACAGACACTACCAAGCAATTCAAGAATGGGTTAAAGAAGGCAACAAGATAGAGGAAGCAGACTGATGTCTAAACCTTCTATTCAAAGTATAAATTTAAAATTAGAAAAACACCTCGCAGTTAGTGACGAAAGGTGGAAAGAGACAATTTTAAGAATCAAAAGACTCGAAACAATCATGATAACTTCCTCCGGGACTGCACTTGTTATGCTCATAGGTTTACTTGTGAGGTAGATTTGGTTGTTGCAGAGGTTTTAACTGGAATAGCTTTAATAAAACAAAGTGTCGAATTCGTTAAATCAAATATATCAACCGCAAAAGATATTAAAGACATAGCTCAACAAATAGACGGCTTTTTTCTGGGCGAAGAACAGATGAATAAAAGGCAAGGCAAAGGCATGTCTATTGCTGAACAATTTGGTTCTGTGGAAAGCTCCGCTAGTGATTTTATTGATCGCAAACTTTTAGAAGAGCAAAGATATGAACTTAAGCTTTTAATTGATAATAGATTCGGTCATGGAACATGGAATCAAATATTAGCTGAAAGAGCTGAAAAAATAAAACAAGCGAAGGAAGCAGTTAGGCTTCAAAAATTAGAGCAAAAACAAAAACAAAAAGAACTCGTGGATGCGGTTCAAACCATGATGATTGTCTTTTGTGTGATTGCAGTTTTAGCTATCGGGATATTTTTATCGGTTAAAGTATTGGCTGATGGCAAAATGTACAATCCACCAAAAGACTACACATATAGCCAGAAGGTTTGGCAAGGAAAGATCAAAGAAAAAAAATACACAACTTGTAGACTAAAAAAAAGAATTACGTCAAAATATACTAAAAAAAAAGCTTGTATATATGAAGGGGGAAATAAAACATTTACAATGATGATCGAAACCTGGTGTCCCAGAAAATATAAATGTGTTTATGACCCAAATGGAACAGAGCCAGATATAGACAAGGTTATGGATAGTTTAAGGAGCATAAAAGATTGACCGCATTTATTCTTTCATGTTTTATTGGAACAATGAACACCGGAAGCATTTATTTTCAATCGGTAAATGATTGTTTGTATTATTCTGAAAGACTCACCGGGCAACAATATGACACCGATATGGGAAAGCAAACTTATAAATGTATATGTAAATTAGTGCCTCAAGTGAATCCAAACAAGGTCAAGGTGTATTGATGGAAAAAAAATTAGACACAAAAAAAATGTATGAAAAACCAGTGAATCTAAAAATAGATGAAAATAGTTTTGAATTATCATTACGAATACTAAGTAATGAATTTGTTGCAATAAAGATTGGTTCTACAAATTTTTCTGGTAAACTAATTGCTGGTGGAATTTTGTTATTATTTTTTACCCTTATTTTATTAGAGGGTTTTGGTTTAAATGAGTTATTAACACAATGAATGCTGAAACAATAATTAAATTAAAAATTTTACCAAGATTGATGATGCTAGTTAGTACATTGATGTCTTGGAGATGTGCAGAATGGTTTATGCAACTCGATTCACCAACTGCCAGTCAGTCAGCTTTCGTTTCAGTCGTCATGGGCGTTATGACAGGCGTTTTCGGTATATGGATGGGTCATGAAAACAAGGGGGAAAAATGAATTTAGAAGAATTAAAAGATCATATAAAATATGAAGAGGGTATAAAATACGAAATTTACAATGATTCTCTCGGTTATAAAACTTTTGGCGTGGGGCATTTGGTGAGAGCATCAGACCCAGAAAATGATATGGAAGTTGGAACTGAAGTTTCAAAAGAAAGAGTAGATGAATGTTTTGATGCTGATTTACAAATAGCTATCAACGATGCTGAAACTTTTTGTGAGGATATGCAAGTTGATGAAAACGTGAAAGAATGTGTCACTCACATGGTGTTTCAACTAGGTTTACCAAGACTCAACAAATTTAAAAACTTTAAACAAGCTTTACTTGATGGAGATATTGAAACTGCCCAAGCTGAAATGAAGGACAGTTTATGGTATAGGCAAACGACGAACAGGGCGGAAAGATTAATTGAAAAATTAGGAAAAAGTCTATGATTGCAAGTTTACTACCCGTTGCATCTAAGCTTCTGGGAAAATTTATAGAGGACAAAGACACCAAAAATAAACTCGCCCATGAGATAGCAACTATGGCTGAGAAACATGCCCAGCAATTGGCTCTTGAGCAAATCAAAGTGAATCAAGAGGAAGCAAAGGGTAATTGGTTTCAATCATCGTGGCGACCCCTTATAGGATGGATTTGCGGTCTTTCCCTAATGATAAATTATATGGTCTCGCCAATTTTAGCTGGTTTTGGAATTGTTATCCCCCAAGCTGATATGTCGGTTATGATGCCTCTTTTATTTGGAATGCTGGGAATCGCTGGAATGAGATCGTATGACAAGACAAAAAAAGTGGACACAAAAAAATGAGTAAATTTTATATGAGACTTTATGATTTCTTTACTAGCATTGCTAATTACTTTTGGAGAAAAGCTTTAGCACCTGGTAAAAAAAAAATTAACAAAAAGGAAGGAGAGCAAATGAAAACTAAAGGTTTAACACCTAAACAAAAGAAACTGCCGAAAGGTTTACAAGAGGCAATTCTTAAAAAACAAAAATCAACCAGAAAAAAGAAAGGGAAAAAATAATGCCTTATCACTATGGTAAAGGTTCTCACTCAAAGGGAATGAAAAAAAAGAATAAAAAGAAAAAAACAAAAATGAAGAAAAGAAAATAAATGGTCTTAGTTAAATCTATAAAGAAATTTACAACGAAACTTAATAAGACTCAAAAGAAAGCTATGAATAAACATGCCAAGCATCATTCTTTGAAACATATGAAGCAAATGGCTAAAGATCTAGAATCTGGGCGAACTTTTGGTCAAGCACACCGACGAGCCATGAGGAAAGTCGGAGTATGATAGGTTTCACGACAAGTTCTACAATTTCTGAGTTAATAGGTAAAAGACCGATGAGGAAGCGGAAAACAAAGACCCGGAAAACCAAGATGCCTTTTAAAGGCAGTTTAAAGGCGGTACAGAAGCTTTTATCCACTAGGAGGCTAAAAGGCTAGGCAAAATCCTCAGCACCTCACAGGGATGTTTGTTTCGATGATATCTTTGATTTGATCCAAGCATTCAGTTAAACCCCCCTTGACGACAAAGTGTGGTGTGCCAAGAGCCTTTGACTGTACCGCCCACAATTTTTGATTTTGAGAAAGTCTACCTTTTTCATTTTTAAGTTCAATATAGAGTAATTTCCCAACAGGATATTCAATGATAAGGTCTGGGCAACCAGATCGCAAACCCATCTTTTTCATCTTTGCATGAAGATATATTGATCTCTTTCCCTCGTTGGCAACATGGAAATGTCTGAAAACATAATATTTATTAAGGTAATTAAGGTAATCATTACAAGCGATTTGAATTTCTGATTCTTTGGTCATAGGGGGTAAGTTCTAACTTCTAATGGGAATCACGCCATATTATTATAAAATTTACCCCCCATGTTTATACTAATGGAATTGGAGTTCTCTTAGTATATTCCATCTAATAAAGGAGGAACTTTTAAAGTTTATCAAAACTTAATTAATTTCACAATTAAAAAGATCATCTTATCGCTTGACTATAAATAACCTAGATGGTATTCTAGGTTAACGATAATAATAATAATAATAATAGGAGAATCACGATGGAAAACCCAAAAAAACAAACCTCATTAAAATGCGATGAATGTGGATATACAGTCCCAAAAGCAGAAGCATTGGATTTAGAGTTTTGCAATGAATGTGAAGCTGAATTAAATATTCCAGAAGAATGGTATGAGGAGTTAAACTAATGACTAACATTTCAAGAACCAAAGAATCACTAATATCTAACATTGATAAAGTTTACCAAGCTTGGGTCAGAGCAGAATACTTTGCTTTTGAGACTCGAGACATGTGCATAGAGGATTTTCTTTATGAATATGATGAGGAGCTTTCCAAAAAGCAAAAAGACTTTTTAGAATCATTGCTTTCGATATATGTCGAAATTCAAAACCACGAAAACATGGAATAACCACCAAAGGGGGGTACAACACCCCCCTATAACTTCTAGGAGAATCACATGGCTAACATTTTATACAAGATAACAATAGAAAAAGGATGGGCAAGTTTTGACCAGAAGGTTTTTAAAATATTTTATTTTCAAGATATATCAAAAGCCACAGACTTTCTTTCAAGATTAGACAGAGTTCAAAGATCAACAGATCGCAAACTTGGAAAAGTCACGATGGAGCAAATCTTAAACTCCCCCAACACACCATCAACCAAAACATACAGACAATATGCCCGGTTGGTTTTAAGCGAGGGATTGGATGGTGATCAGATAGATCGATCACATCACTTTAACAGATTTTCAAATATGATCGAAAGGATCATTGACGAATATTCTACCCCAGCGATTATCAAAAAAAATAAAAAGGATTATGAGACTCGCATTTGGTGGGAAGATATCATCAACAAGAACTACCCAAGATCAACAAGGTTCACTGACACCGATCATAAAGAAAAACTTATATCAGAACAATCAACCAACTAAAGGATGGGGGGGAAACCCCCCTTTAAAAAAACGAGGATCAAATGAAAAAAATAACAAAAAAAGAAAAGGTTTTGAGAGTAACTCATAGCACTCTCGACAGACTTTCAGATTTAATAGTGGATCATTTTGAAATACTTGATGCCCACGAGGTCACTTTGATTTGGAGCAGAATGCAACAGATGACCAGAAGAATGCATAATATAAAATATGATAAGCAATCAAAAGAATGGGGGACTCAATGATAGATAAACCAACCAGAGTCGGAAACACAGAACTTTACAATGCTAGAGTTCTTAATATGTCGGTAGCAAGGTATTACGGAGTTATGAAAGAATACATCGAATGCCTTACGGAAACAAGAAAGCTAAACAAAGAGGAGCTAGAGAAAAACGGGGAAACCGCAGAGCTTAATCTTTATCTTTCCATCCGATACAATCTAAACAAAATGGTTTTACAAAAACTACAGGAGAATCAAAATGATTAAATTTCTAAAAAACTACGGAGTCTATATCATTGAAGGAATATTTGCTTTGATGCTTTTTGGATTTGGTTACTTTTTATTTCTGGCATTTGTGTAGAAAACCTTTATAGTTTTAAATGAATTGGAGTTCAAATGATAAAATTAAATAAAACAGCTTTCACTTTGATATCATTAGCTTTTTTAGGCGGGTGTTCCACCATGCCTATAGTTGATAGCAGAGGAAAATCATCGGCAAATATTAAAGGAGATATGAACCGATTTCACGACGATTATTATACTTGCAAAAGCTTAGTTGAAGACCAGACAAATTATGGATGGGATATAGGAAAAAACATTTATAATAATCTAAGGTGGAAAGTGTTATGGTTGAGTCCTAAAATGAACACCCGGAAAGATTACATCAACAGGTGTTTAGAAGGTCGAGGCTATAACGTAATTAATAAATAATAATAGGAGAAACTTATGACTAATATAATAGATAAAATATACGATAATACTAAAGATGGAGTTCCAAACTATTCTTTCGATTTGATTGATGGCACTAGGCTATACTATAGGGGTGTAAATATGAACCCCATGCCGGTTAGTGGAGATGCTATTAATTTCACAGTTATCAACACAAAAACATCAGCCAATGGTAATCAATACACAAATATCAAAGATGTTGAGGTTATAAAGAATCCAGATGGTCAAAATGATGCTCCCCAACAACTGGGAAACGTCGTGAATAAAGCTAATATTGTTCCACCTGGTAATGGGATAAATAAAAATGAAACTCAAAGACTCGATATTTTCGTAACCGGTGTCGTGGGCAGAAGTATGGGATCGGGACATTTCTCGGTCAACGATATCGGAGAGCTAACCAAAAACGCAGTAAATGCTTTCAATGAAAACCTTAAAAAATTATAAAAAACTTTTCTCGGACTTCTGGGGATATTGTGAAAGCGATGTCCCCATTTGTTGGGGTTGCTATAAATCTCAAGCGGTTGATATCCATCATCTGATTCCAAAACAAATGGGTGGAGTCAAAGGGAACAGACTAAATAGAATTGATAACCTCTTTCCGCTTTGCCGGAAATGTCACAATTTAGCTCACTCTGACAAATCAATAAATGAAAAGTGGATCATAGAACTAAAAGAAAAAATTAAAAGAAAGGAGCAGAGTCCTTATGATTGGAAAAGATCTATGCGATGAAGTTGTCAAAGTTATAAAAGAACG